TATTCTATGTAGATACTACAGGTAATGTGGAAGAGATGAGAGCTACGATTATGAAAATGCATAAGTTATATCCTGAAAAGAAGATATTAGTGACTCTAGACCACACTGTATTAGTGAAGAAACTAGGGACACAAACTGCAACTGATAAGCTCTATGAGCTGTTGGCTATGTTTAACGAATGCAAGAAGATAATCACCTCATCTTATATTGTCCTTAGTCAACTTAACAGGGAGATTGAAGCAACAGACAGGCGAACAGTACCAAAGTTGCACTATCCTATCAAACAAGATTTGTTTGGTGGAGATGCGTGTTATATGTTTTCTGATGTCGTAGCTGTTATTCATAATCCTTATAGGTCTTTTGACATACTAGAATACGGAACTACTAAGTATCCTTGTAGAGACAAGATATTTATACACTATCTCAAGTGCAGAGATGGTCAGCCGTTTATAGCTGTCATGAAGGATAACCTTAAACATAACAAAATAGAGGAGGAAACAGTAATATGAAAGATTATTACATACACAAAGTCAAAAAGACTTTTAGAGGTATGGTTGATGTAAGAAGTAATTTGGCAACAAAAGCAGTACAGGAAAATAAATCTGTAAAAGTTATACTGCATGGAGCTATTATGACCCTTACTCCAGCCCAATTGAGATCGCCTTTAAGTATTTCAAAAAAAGAATGGGTAAGTATGTACGATAAGGATGAGAATGGTAATCCTCAATCGTATAAACTTCTCAGTTATTCATGGAAACCTGATCTTGAAAAAGGAGAAGTAATTGAAGAGAAATCTCCAGAGACTTTAGACGACGTAGTTCAGGAAATGTTAGAGGCTACTTTGTTAGGAGTGACTAGATATGCCAGTACTAAAGATATTGAGCATCTCAATCAAGCTAGCAAGCATATTCAGTCTTTGATAAACCATGAATTAGGTAATAATCGTAAACCTTAAATAGTTAATTTGTTTATATGGCTAAATTAGTCTTTGTTGTTGGAAAGAGTGGACATGGAAAGTCTACGTCTATGATGAATCTCAACCCTGAGAGCACTGTCATTATTAATAGTGATAGTAAAGATCTTCCTTTCCCTGGAGCACATAAGAAGTATACAGAAGATGAAAACATCTTCCATACATCTAATGTACCAGAGATTGTAAAGGTTCTTCAAAAGGCAAACTCTAATCCAAAAGTTAAAAGTGTAGTACTAGACACTTGGTCTAGAACTATGACTGATGCCGTTATGGATCCTAAATTCAGAGCCAATTCTGGTTATGAAAAATGGGCTACATATTCTGGTAATCAGTATGATCTTATTGGCATTGTCAATAAGAATATGAGAAAGGATATAATTGTGTACTTTATGGCGCATCCTGAAATCATCTTCGACGAAATGGGTCGACAGGTGTACAGAGTGCAGACTCAAGGTAAGCAGTTAGATGCTTTCGTACCTGAGAGTTTCTCCACCGTCGTTCTCTACACTGAAGTAGTAGATAATCCTGGCAAAGTGCCTGATTTTCACTTCAGAACAGTTACTAGAGGTAACGATACTTGTAAAGCTCCTTTGGGTATGTTTGATAAAGATCTGATTCCTAATGATCTCAAGATTGTGGAAGGAGCTATTAGGAAATATACAGGTATTGAGTAATTTTAATTAGAGATGATGTTAGAGAGTAGTGAGATTAGAGAAGCGGTGTTTGGAATCCCTAACGCTAGAGGAGTAATTACTGGCAAGTATCCTACGATACCAGTGCTGACAATTACAGCTCAAGTGAAGAAAGGAACCTCTGCGTCTTTTATCTTTAATGACAAGGCTGTCCAGGACTTAGACCTAGTACCTGGAGTGTCTAGTGTTTCGTTTGCTTTTGAGGACGATACTATCTTAGTTGGTAACACCACAGAGGTTATCAAAGAGGATAATTCCCAAAAGAAGCTTACGAAAAACAAACCGTACAAAATTCGTAACAAATCACTCAGAAGCTACATAGCTCGAGTATTTGGCGAAAAGTACAACTTCAACGAGGACGTAGAATTTGTTTTAGAATTAGGCGAACGTAAAGTTGGAGGACAGGTTGTAAAAACTGCTGAATTAGTAGAGATGAATGAGTATAACAGTCGTCAGACTGAAAGTACTTCCCCTGAAATGGAAGAAACTTATACTCAGTACAATGACAATGAAGTTGTTGATTCTACTATGAATGCAGAAGAAACACTTGAGGAAGCTCAAGCGTAATTGTTGATTTGTTAATTTAATTTTTGTTTATATGAGTATGACAATTGATCTAAATGATCAATCTTTAGACGCTAAGTCTGGATCTGATACACCTATTTTTAATAATGGTAAAGCAGGTCGAGTTAGTGTTACCTGCAGCGTGCAGAAAAGACAACCAAACGAAGCTGATAATCAGCCTAACTGGAAGTTTTATATGCGTGATGCAAACGGAGCTGAAATCTCTGAAGGTTTTTACTACCAAACTGACCCTGAAAAAACTTGGGCTCTTACCAAGCAGATGAAGTCTTTGCGTCACATTGCTAAGTGTTATCTAGGTGAAGACTATGTCTTTCCTAGTTACGAAAGTGCAATTGAGATGCTGGATAACATCATGAGTCAAGTGGGTGGAGTATGTAACGGCAAAGCAATGCGCGTTTTCGTTAACTACGGAACCTCTGGAAATGAAGACAAAGGAATCAAAGCTAAACCTAGCAGATTCCTTAAGCTTAGAAATTTTACTCCTTTTATCGAGAACGCTTCTCGTGTAACTGAGGATAACTCTAAGTTGACAGACTCTGGAATCGAGATACTCGAACGTCCACAGATGGATGAAACCTCTGGGACTGCAGTTGATATGTCAGCTTCTTTTGGAAACACAGGCAGTGAAACCACTGTTAATGCTCCAACTGAGGACTGGAAAGTCGACTAAGAGCAGAATTGCTCGCTTGCTGTAGAGGGATGGTTATCACTGTGCCTCGTCCCCTGAAAGGATGGAGGCATAAATAACTACCTTTACGGTAGGCAAAAAAAGTAGTTTATCTTCAACCAAGTCGTATGGGAAGGTAAATTTCAAAGATGGAGGAAAGCGGCTGTTATACCTTCATACCAACATAAGTGCTGAGTAGTTACTGGATGGAGATAGCTGTAAAGTCTCTAGAGCTCTCACCACCATCAGTCTTAATGAAGGCTGATAGTGAGAGAGTTCTAAGCCCAGTAACTACTTTGGCACTTTTTTATTTCATAACTATGGCAATAAACTTAAACAAACTAGAGGATTATCCTTTGGCAACGAAAGAGCTTGTTTTAGAGCGTTTCGACTCTTATCAGATCTTCAGGTATTACTTAGGAGATTTCGAGCCAGGAAGGGCCTTTATATCGCCTCTGAGAAGAGAATCAAAAAAAAGTTTTAATGTCTATTTTAATTCTGACAAGAATCAACTTTATTACATAGACTTTACTATGGACATACATGGTGATGTCTTTGACTTTGTGATGAAGAAATTTTCATACAATTCTATAGCAGATGCTATAGCTCATGTATGTTTGGATTTTGGAATACAAGACCTGAAATATAAAAATAAAGGCTCAGTTGAAATGACTAGGTCTGACCATAAGATACTACAAGCAACACTCCCTAAAAAAATGTCTATTAAGATACCTAAAAAGGTACTTAGTATAACCAAGAGAGAGTGGAATAAAAGTGACGCAGCTTATTGGTACCCTTTTGGAATTAGTAGGGATACTTTAGACTTTTTTAGAGTTGTCCCTATTAAACATTATTTTATAAACAATAATGTTTATGGAGCAGATATTCTGTCGTATGCATATCGTGAATACAAAGATGGTGTACTTACCATAAAAGTTTACCAACCTCATTCTGTGTATAGAAAGTGGATTAGTGGAACTCAATATGACGTATGGCAAGGATGGAGTCAACTTCCTAGAGAGGGTGATATGGTAATACTTACTAAGTCTTTAAAAGATGTTATGAGTATTAGGGAAGTTACTGGGATACCTGCAGTTAGTTTACAAGGTGAAACAGTTAACCCAAAGAGAAATGTTATTGCTGAACTTCGTAAGAGGTTTAAGCATGTTATTGTTTTTTATGACAATGACATTAGTAAAGAGAAGAATTGGGGGCAAATAGCAGCAAAGAAACTTTGTGATGAATTTGGGCTACCTTCTATTGTTATTCCTGCTAGACATCATTGTAAAGACTTTTCTGATCTTGTAAGATATATAGGAAGAAAGGAAGCAAAGCAAATATTAATTAATCAAATCAGTTCAGTAAAATGAGTAAAAATTCGACGAGGGAAATTACAACCTCAATGATTGGAAAAGAAGACTTGTTTAAGTCTTTAGCAGTTGCTAACGCAATAGGTGCGCCTATTTTGTTAGTTGGAGATCCAGGTGTTGGCAAGACTAAAGCAGTCTTGGAATATGCTGCTAGCATGTATAAAAAAGAAGATGGAACTCCTGACCATGAGAAAATTATGGAAAAGACTTTCATTTTAGAGACTGACGAGGGGACTCGTAGTGCTGAAGTGAAAGGACGAGTAAACATCAAAAAGCTTATCCAAGATGAGACCTTTGAAATGCTGTCTCCTATTGTTGACTCTGAGTTTGTAGTCATCAATGAGGTAGATAAAGCATCTGCTGCTGTAAGAAACAGCTTGCTTGGTGTTATGAATGAGAAAATTCTCTTCAATGGCCAAGAAAAGGTTGACTGTAAGTGGAAAGTTTTTGTTGCAACTTGCAATGAGATTCCAAAAGACGAAGAAGGAAATCCATTTTGGGATAGATTTCTTATCAAGATTCGTGTGAACAGAGTTCTACGCGAGCAGCTTGAGAAATACTATGCTGATGGAGAGAGAAAGTACGAGAAAGTCGTAATGTTTTCTTATCCTGAAACACAGATGGATCTAGACAAAGTTCGTCTCAATGACGAGTCTGTCAAGAAATTTCTTCATGAATTCTATACGAATCTCTCAGATAGAACTTTGACTTTCGTACCTACGCTTGCAAGAGCAATTTCTGCTGTGTATGGCATGACTTCAAACCAAGCACTTGTAAAGACTGCTACATGGTTAATTGGAGAAAAAGAAGCAGGAAACTTTGGT